TCAACGCTCTTTATAGGCTTTCAAAAGCTTTTAAGGGTCGAGTTGATTATTTGGGTAAGACGCAAGTTCGTGCTGAGGCTATTGCCGAAGCATGGCTTACGTATCGTTTTGCCTTCACTCCTCTTGTTCGTTCTGCTATTTCCGTTGCCGATCAATTCGGTAAAGGTGATAACAGACCTACAAGAAGGACTGCTCGAGGCCGAGAGGTATTCAAACAGCGTGATGCGTCCCAAGCTTGGGGCACACTATGCAAGTATGATCGTACCGCTAATCATGTTCACATTGTCAAATGCGGCATTAGCTATTCAATTTCGAATAGCGCCGGTGACTGGAGACATGATTATGGCCTGAGGAACAAGGATATACCTTTAGGTATATGGGCAGTTATGCCCTACTCTTTCATGATAGACCGTATCTTAGATATTTCTTCTTCGATATCGGGCTTGATGAATTTGAGTGACCCTGACCTCGCGATCCATTTTGGCTTCCAAGTTGATCACGATACCCTAACTCAGGGTATGACGTTAATCGACTTTGCTGGCTATGATGTACTGTCAATGAGTGCTGAAACTGTAACTTTTGAAAAGTTTAAGTATCAGCGGGTTCAATGGAATCCAACATACTCAGACGTCGTTCCTCCTCTAAACCTTCGTGGTTTAGTTGATTCAGCGACAAAAATCATAGATCTCATTTCGCTTATTATAGCGAACTTACGGTAATTTTACCAGAGATCTTTACTTGGAGATACCACAATGGGTATATCAACTGCTAACATTAATGTTGGCGCTACATCTGTAGCATCTACTGGCGGCACTGCTTCTAGTTTTACAAGTCTTGGTGATTCGATTGATCGTAACGAAGTGTTCTTCGATTCTACTTCTATAGTAGATAGAAAAACATGTTCGTTTTCTACGAGTCAACCGAAAATCAATGCATCATCTCCGGATGGTTATACGCAAGGGCGGTCCAAGTTTACACTTCGTTATCCAATAGTATTGGCTGACGGTGTGACTTGGACTACCTGTACATTCAAAGCCGAACTGGCGACATCTGTAGAGATGTCGACAGCGGAAATGGATGACATGCGATACCTTTCAGCGCAAATTTTGGCTGATTCGGATTTTGATTCATTTTTTAATAGTCTCTCTGTTGCTTAACAGGTAGATTATCAAGAATGTAAAACTAACAACGTAGAGGAATATCTATGAAGTATAGCAGAACCGCACCGAAAGCAATTAGCTTCGGCGCTGATCGGATTGTAACCACAATCGACCAGCTTTTTCGTCGTGATTTAAGGGAGAATCCTCTTTTAGGATATCCACCCTGCGCACGCACATATGTGATACAAAGGCAAGGCAAGGACTTCTTAAAGAAGTACTTGTATGCCAATGCAGATCACGATACTCTCGAGATAAATACACTCGAAAAGTTTCGTGAAATGAATGAACACATTGGTTCCTTCGAAGGTTTTTCGTTTCCTTCTCAGTTACCACGTATTCTAGCCAGTTATGATGATCAAACTAAAGTCCTGTTAAGGGCTAGAGCTTTGTGTCATCAGATTCTGTCAGATTTCCGTTTTGAAGAATTCGCCATGGAGTGTAAAAACTCTGGCGGTGTATCGATAGGAGTTCCGTATTCGGATACTTCTATAAATACTAAACATTCTTTTCCGGTTAGTATCACGCGTAACGCAATGCCTCTGTTCGAACGATACCTCCAATTTGATCATAGATTAAATTGGGCTATTGAAGAATTCAATAGCACACGCTCCATTCCGGAGCGGTATCAGTTCGTTGAGGCGTCACGGGCTACTACTGTCCCAAAGACAAACTCGATCAATCGCATGATTGCCATAGAACCTACTGGAAATATGTTTCTCCAGTTGGGTGCTATGAATGTCATGTATAAACGATTAAAAAGGTTTGGCTTTGATGTCAGCGTTTTGCCAGATGTACACAAGAAACTTGCAGAGTTAAGCTCTAACAGTGGCTTTCAAGCCACTATAGACTTCTCTTCAGCTTCAGATTGTATATCGATCGGTCTGGTGGAGTTTTTATTCCCACCAGACTGGTT